ATATAGTTATATTAACTGATATTAATCAGATTGTCAAGAGAATTATTGTCATCTTGACTAGTATTTTGTTGTTTTACAAGTGCTTTTGCACGTCTAGCTTTTGCTTCTTCTTTATACATATCTATCACTGTAGATAATTGTTGTTGAAGCTGGGGATTTCTTGTTTGGAAATATTTTCTGGATAGCTCAGTAACTTTGTTTTCAACTTCTACATCTGTTAGCTGATCCATACTATCAACTAAAGGATTAAACATTAGTCATATACACCATGGTATTTTGCAAATACTGTAACGCCATCATTTATTGTCCAGAAGTCTACAATTATAGGATCTGTTTGACTAGAGACAGTGAAAGTTACAGGCCATGTACTATCAGTTTTAAATGATCCGCCACCCGCGGCCGCCCACGTAATATTTCTAGGATTCCCATCACTGGTGATTTGCATTCTCATACGTCCTAATTTAGAACTTGTAGGAAAATCTGCAAGAGTCAATGTTACATCAGCACCTACTTGTATTGTTTGGTAATGGCCAAATTCCCAACTAATATTTTGTGATGATGAAACGTTTCCGTTAGCATAAACAGTTTCTGTGTTAGCAATTAACTCAGCTTCCCGTATAATACTACCGTTGAAGTCATTACTTGCATTTAATTTTGCTGTGTTAGTTTGTAAGGCTGTTATTTCGTCTCTAGCAGCCTCTAATGCTGTTTTTGTAACCGTAAAGTTGGTTCTGAAGCCTTGGCTATCATTATCCTGTCCGGCTACAGGGTAAGCTGCATCAAACCCTGTTGTTGTAATTGTACTGGCCATATTTTATTCTCCTGCAATATATTTATCTTTGTTATACGTTGTATTCATAATTTGCGAAAACAATATATTGTTCATCAGATACTCCTTCAGAACTATCTATTATTACTCTGTCAATATCCAAGTCATACTGTGTAAAATCTATGTCTTTTAACCTTAAATTGTTTGCTATAAGTGTGCTAGTGTCTTTTTTACAGAAACATAAAGGAATTGCATTAATCATACCTAATTCTGCAATTTGATTAGGCTGACTACTTCTCATCCACAGAGGCATAAAGTTTTTCTCTGTTTCCCCTATTGCTCTTATATTATCTTTAATATGTGTCAAATTACTATTATACCTTGTTCTATCGTTTGACCCATCAACTGTAATAGCAGACAAATCTACAGTAATTGTATTTTCATAATCTGGTCTTAATTTTCTGCTTGGTATTATTCCAGGTGTAAAATCTATCTCCTTACTAAAACCTTCTCTTGTTGTTATGAAAAGCTCATGTGCAACATTCTGTGGAATATTTGTACTTGTAATATTTCTTTCAGCAATTAGTGTTGGGTTTCTAGCTTGAATTAGTAAATCATCTCCAAATTTATGTGTAACTGCTCCGTCTTCTCTTGTGGTAATGTTAATCTTATAGTATTCTGCATCATAGTAGTCATTTCCGTTTTCATACTTTGTGCTATTTACTAAAACTTTATCGTTATTAAATATATTAATCTTTTTCCTTGTCTTAGTTTTTGTTTTACTTTCTTGCAAGTCATTTACTTCTAAGTACACTACTTCATACACAATATCATTAGTACCTGGATTTTTTGCTACTGCTGTCTTAATTTTTCCTGTCGTATATTTTTTCCTTTTTGCATTTTTTGACAGAGCCGCAACAAAATCTCTTACATTTTTAGATTCAATTCCGGGATATACTAACATTTTCATTTTTGTTTGCAATCCAAAATTTGGATCGTTTGGTCTATACAGATATGATGGAGGAAAAATTTCCGAGTCATTTATTAAGTCACTAAACTGCCTGCGTTTTTCAGGAGTAAGCATTGGAGACATATGTATATTACTGTATAATTTATTATCAGGGTCTGATAGTATTATATTAAATTCTCTATCTATTGCACTGTAACCAAATTGATCCCTAGCAGTGACAGTAAATTTATATGTTCTATCAAATCTTGTTGCATTTTGATCTAAAGTAAAAGTTTGTGAATCGAACACTGTTAAACCTGGTTTGCCAGGACTGCCAAAACTATTTACTTTACCGATAATTTCTCCTTCTAATGATAAAGATAATCCAAACGGTAAACTACCTGACTTAATTGTATAAATCATTGTTGCGTTAGGTACAGTAGTTGTTGCCTTTAAAGCTAATGTGCTAATATAATTTGCATTAAATTCTCCAAGATTTGCAGGAGTGTTCCATGCAATAGTGCTGTCAACTTCTCCTAACATCTTGACTACAAACGTTTTTGAACTTTCTGCAATTTCTTCTTCAACTAACGCAATAGTGCCTAAATCTAAACTTGTCTTGCTAGGAATAGTATCTATTAATGGAGTGGTTAAATTTACAATATCATAATCGTCACTGGCATTTACCTGTACATTTAATACAGTATAAGTTCTACCTAAATATGTAAAGGTTCTGCCTGGCACCTTATCAACATAAGTAGAATCGAATTTATTCATTTTTATTTGCGATAAACCTGCGTTAGTAGATTCATAAGCAAATTTTAATAATTGCACTCTATCAGTATCATAACCTATTCTTTTAGCTATTACAGTAAATTTATATTCTGTAGTCACTGCATTCTGGTATGGAACTCTGCCAGCAATTTCTCCTGTGGTTGTATCTAATACTAATCCCGGAGGTAAAATACTTTCTGATCCGTCGTCGTTAGTTCCTTTTAAATAATAGGATACTACTCCACTCAGTGTATTTGCATCTATGATGTCTAAAATTAATGTCACATAATTGTTTGCTCTTCTATATCCAAAATCTCTTGGTGTAATCCAAATAGGAACTCTTATGTGTGATATATCTGCTGTAAAGGTATTTGTTCCAACTTGCATAATAGTATTATCGGAACGTAAGAAATCATCACCAACAACATATAATCTAAATTTTCTATTAGCAACAGTGTCTCCATCACTTGCTGACACAATAAATTCATAATATCTGTTTAATTTTTTTGGAGACTGTGTAGGCGTGCTAAGGTCGTATGTGGTAGTATCGTAATAAAAGCTATCAAAACCATTGTTGTCAGGTATGCTCCAATCATAACCTGTTTTCATATCTTCGTCATATCCGACTTCGTCGTAATAACCACTAGCACTACGCAATTCAATTGCTCTGATAGGATCAACTATTCCAATTAATCTTCCGTCTGTCGTTAACCTTATTCCTGGAGGTAATTGTCCGCCTAAACTGCCTATAAAATATTCTATTTTTTGTCCAGCTTCGGTATCAGTATCTAAAACTTCTAATTGGAAATCTATAGGAGCACTATCAAGTATATAGTATACTCCATTATTGCCGGCAGGCAATAAATCTTCAGGAGTTTGCCATACAGGTAAATCTGCTCCTTGTATAATAATGTTGAAAGTTCTATCACTTATTTGATTGTTGTAAGTTGCCCGTAGCACAAATCTAAAATTTGTTTCTCTTGGAACTTCTCTTGGCGTGCCTTTTAATTGTATTCCGTCTAAATACAACCCATCAGGTAATTTGCCACTTATTATACTTACAGTAGCATTTGTTTCGGATAAAGGTAATGTGTAAGGAGCAATAGTTACTTGCTCGTCAAGTGTTAATAATGTTTTACCTGATATTTCTGTCCAATAATTTGCCATATACTATTCCCTATATAGCATATTTATCGTTTATACTATAGAGCCAAAATCTGAAATAGTTGATCCTGGAGTTATTATACTTCCATAATCAACTGTAGTATTTGCAATGACAAAGTCTAAACCTGAAGTATAATTATTTGTTACATCACCAAAGTCAAAACCTCTTACATTTCTCATAGTGTTGTACATGTCTGTAACATTTATACCATCAACTGTTCCTGTCAATGCACCATTTATTGCTTGTGCAGTAATACTATTTGCATTTGTAATACTGTTGCTATTAGCATCTAAATTGCCTCCTAATGCTGGGCTAGAATCACTTTGTACTAATCCTGTTGAATCTACATTTACTGTAATTGTGTTCCCTAACGCAGTTGTGCTTACATTAGTTCCACCTTGTACTACTAATGTTCTATTTGCACCTGTAATAGCTCCTGTGCCACTTGTTGCTTGTAAATTTATAGTTCCTGGAGTACTGATTGTTACAGTATCATTGTCACTTGTTATTTCTATATTTGCACCTGCGACAAGACTTTTTAATCCGATTACACCGTTTTCCTTACTATAAAATATACCAGTGCCTGCACCTAAATTTTGAGCTGTAGCTTGTCCTTGTACTCTAGAATTGATATCATCGAAGTTGTTATTTACTTTTACAAATGCTTGTCTTAAATCGTCGCCTGTACCATCGTTAGCAAGTGTTCCTACATTAATTCTATCAATTGGCATAATCTTATCTCCTACTATTATTTATTCTTCTTTATTCTAATGTTCGGATTACGTATTTGGATACCTTTACTTAAAACACGTCTTATGCCTTTTCTTGTTCTACGGTCTATATTACCTTGGTATAAAACTTTAGGATCACCGCCTTCAAGACTTTCATAGTCAAACCAATTAGAATCGCTAACGCCTGTAGATTCAGTCCCTGTGTAGAAGTTTGATGCATCTTGATTGTCCAAACTTCTGATCCATTTTTTAATTTCTTTGTAAGTCCAATCTCTATTGTGCTCTAACACTGATGATATAAATCCTGCGGCTACAGGACATGCCGCACTAGTGCCACCAAAACCTGTATCTTCAGCTACACCTGTACCTGATCCTGTATTAGCAGTGAATCCTGGATACGTAGAAGGATATCGTCCTTCTGATGCGTAATAAGTATTAGCGGCAAGTGTGCCGTCAGCTGGTAGATAACAGTCAATACCTTCTCCGCGGTCACTGTAATCTACTTTTGCTTCTTTTGAAGTTTTAAAGTCATCGTCCAATGCACCTATGTTAATTGTTTTGTAACCTATTGCTCCGTTACTTCTTACATGTTTGCCACCTTGTTGTGGAAATCCTCTACGGTTGGTTGTTCCTGTCACTTCTACACTAAATTCAAAAAAGGTACTTTCCTCTAATGTATCTGTGTTATTTGTAGCAATGTAATTATCAAAATCTGCATGTCCGTAATTTGTTTGCTTTTGATTACTATTACCTGCCGCACATACAAATATGACACCTGAATCAATTAATTCATCTAATGCTGTTGTCATTGAATTGGTTTTCATTTCTGATTTCCAACGTCCAACGTCTCCTCGCTGACCCATATGACTCAACCAACTAGGTTCTGAAGTATAAGCAGTTGCTGGGCCTCCCCTATAATGATAGTAATATGTGCCGCTTGGATTTTTATTAGCCCTATATCCCCAACTGTTTGAACTTACTGTTGGATTTTTATTTCCATATTCTGGATTCACAGGTTTCATCAGATGAAAAAGTTTTTGTAAATCAAACCCTTGTTCAATACCTGATCCATACGAACCATATAAATTCAATACCCATTTATTTGCATTGTACGCCCAACCTTGTGTTCTACCAAAAGTTAAAGCACAACAACATGTTGAATGCCTTGTTACAGAGAAAGGCGGAGGTCCTGTGTTATCGCCATTGCAGTTACTTCTAGTGTAACTTGACCCTAAAGAACTTACAGTCCCGTATGACTGAAATTTTGCACTCCTATTAGATGCGTTTGTCCACCATCCTCTAGCAACACTTTCTACAGGTACAGTAGTTCCATCAAATCTAGTTGTAAGCCTAGATGCCGAATCAGCATTGAAATAGTCTGGGTCTAGGTAATACGGTGCATCTAACACTAAATCTAACAAATCACATGTTCCGTCACCTGGTAATAAATTACCTCCTACATAATCCGCAGGCGGTGGCGCACCAGTACAGTTGTTTTGAAATTCTGGGTGCCCTATCCATCCTGCTCCGTCATCTGCTACTATAACGTCAACATCTTTTCCTGAGCCATATTGCTGGATGTTAACATCTCCTATAAAATTGTCAGCATAACCGTTTTCTACCCAAGGATCTAATTTTTGCATACAGCGCCATATTTGATATCCTGTCCTATTGATGTCATCGTTATTCAAGTTATTAGAATCTTGAAATTCTCTATGAACTTTAACTGTGGTTTGATATCTATTGATTAGTTCCGGGCGTGTTGCATAAATTTCATCTGGTGGAGGAGCATAAGTTTCAGGATATTTCATATAATCAATGTTAATAAATTTTACTCTAGGATCTGCTTTGAGTGCTGTTGCTTCTTCATCTGTGAGTAAATATGATCCTCTTGTAGGACTGTGTACCTTTTCATCTTCTACTGTAACTTGCCTACTTGGTACAGATTCATAGGTGTTACCATCAGCTATTAATTCTGCATGTAATTCGGCCCATTGTTCCGAAGTGTGTGTTCCTAATTGGTAGTACTTTTCACTCATTATATAAATCCTAGTGCATATGCTATGCCCATTTCAACAGATAGTAATAGGCAAAACCCTATCAGGGTAAATGCTATTCCTATTGGCAAATATAAAATATCTTTCCATGTTCTTTTTCTAGTACAACAACTGCTCATAACTTATCCTTAAATTAAATTAGCCCATGCACCATTTTCATAACCTTGGAATTTATTATCTGTAGTGTTATAAATTATATCCCCGTTCGCCGCAGAAAGTGCATCTCTTTCTACTGTGGTTACATTAAGCATTTGAAATGGTCCTGAGGTTGCTTGTATTCTTGTGCCGGCATTTAATTCTATTTCATTGTCTGAGAATATTTCTGGTGTTCCTGATCCAACTGTGTTAAATGATCCTGTGACATTTAAGTCGTTATCTACTGTCAAATTATTTTGTACAATTAGGTCGCTTTCAAACGTAACCGCCGGCGTAATCGTCATTGCACTACTATCAGATGTATCAATGTTGGATCCACTTAATACCACTGCACCACCTGTTACAGATGTTGTTGCATTTAACGAAATACAAAAGCTTGTTAGAAGATCTTACAATCCGTTGCACGAAGATTCTTATATCGATAATGGTGGTTACGCATCAATTGGCTATGAATATATAAAAAGATTTGCGTCAAAGATTAAAGAGATGATGAAAAAAAGGAGCAACTAATTCGTTGCTCCAGATGTTGATTATTGTTTAGATTTTTGTAATTGCTGCTTAACTTTATTTTCAACAAGATCATCAAACCATTCGCTTTCCGTAATGATATCTAA